GCCACCTAGCACTGCGTTGGATTGTTCCGGGAGATCGTGGCGATCGAGGACGAGGAAGCCTTTGATGGCGCCAGCGGTGTGGGTACCCACAGTCACATAACCCAACTGCAGAAACCTGGGAAGAGCTTGGGAAGGAGCTGGGCGAGGCATATCGATGTCGAGGAGCCGAGCACCAACGATGAGTGCGGCTTCGGCGACGACCGGACCGGTGGCCATGACAGTGTAGGTTCCCGGAGCGCCCGCGCCGTTGTCGGGTGCGCCTTGTATGTTCACGGCAAGGGAGGTGCCAGCGGTGAAGCCTGTGGAGACGATGACCAAGAGTTTCATCGCTGGGTCGTCGCCAATGCCGATATCGCGTGCGCCACCACCGGAGCCGGAAGTGGGCAGGCCGGTGATGCCTAGATCGAGTTGGTTGGTGGAGACCTGGGAACCGGTGGTGGGGTTGTCGCCAGAGCCAGTGCCGCCGCCAGCGAAGTTGGTGAAGAGGAGATAGCCATCGAGGATCATGATGTGTTCCTTACGAGACAGTGGCTTCGTTGGAGAGGATGGCGTCTACGGTGCGAACCGGGATGCCGCGGAAGGTGGTGATGGGCTTGCCGTTGAACTCCTCAAGGCGAAGGAGAACGTTGGTTTTGTTCATGGCCTGAAGGTCCAAATACGTGCGGAGGATACGGTTGCAGTAGATGACGGTCCGGCCCATGTCAGCGCGGACCATTGGGGAGTCCGAGGTTTGGATGGTGGTTGCGGAGACGGGGGCGGTGGGGAGGCGATAGAGCCCGCGGATGATTAGGTTGATCAGGTTGGCCGCGGAGACACCGGTGAGCTGAGTCACGTCGATGTTGGCAACGCGGACCATGTAGCGCCAGTCACGTTGGACGAAGCCGATTTCCCATTTGAAGTGTTCGCGGTAGGCTTGGAAGGTGTTGCCGTTGGAGTCGGTTACTGGCCATTCGCCCATGTCGCGCTGTTGGAGGCCAGTGAGTTTGCCTTTGGGGAAGGTGGCGTGGTTGGTGTCGACGCCCCAGGTCTGGATCCAGAGGGAAGTGTTGGTTGAGGCTGAACCGCCGCCGGAGAGAACGTTGGCGGCGGTTTGTGAGTTGGCGGCGGTGAGGGTGGAGTAGCGAGGGGCAAAGCCGGTGAAGCGCTCTGGGTTGATGAATTGGTTGCCGTAGATGAGGACCTGGGCGACTTGTTGGGACATGCCTTCGAGGAAGGCGCGGCTCTCGGACAACCTGAACTCAGGAGTGTTGCCATTGAGGTCCGCGATGTCTTTGTCGATGACGGAGTAGGTTTCGAGGTTGCCGACAGTGTCGACGATCTGCGCAGTGGTGGACTTGGCATTGGGGACACCGGTGTTGAGCAGGCGCCAGGTGGCTTGGGGCAAGCCGGTGCGAACGGTGGTTTTGTGTCCGGTGGGTAGGTTGCCTTCGACGACCATCATGTCATCGAGGATCTCGTTGGTTTGGGAAAGGAGCTCGATGATGGATGCGACTTTGTAGCCGTCATCGAGGCGCTTGGCCCAGTCAGCGTAGGTTAGGGCGGTGGAGCCAATGATTGCCATGGGCTAATCATCCTTGTGCAGAGGGTGAGGTTCATTGTGAGTTGGCCTATCCTATGGTCCTCTGGGCTGTGCCGTTCTACCGCTCCGCGGTGGACGTTGGGATTACTGTGGTCGATTTTTGACTAAATGGGGATACATAGCTGCGGCCGGGTCGATTGGGCCAGACGGGCGGGTTGGGTCGGTGTTGGCGGGGGCGGAAGGATTGCCCGACGGGACCGGGCGACCTTCCATGTGGGGTTTGAGCATTATGGAGAATGCTTCAAGCATGTCGGGGTTGGATCCGGCTCCGGTGAAATCGAGGGCCGCGCGGAAGGACTTTTGCAGGGTCGGGGGAAGGACTCGGTTGATTACGGCGTTGATGTCTCCACGGAGTTTGTTGGAGCCGGCTTCGCCACCGAAGCGGGAGAGGATTTCGGTGTTCCATTCGCGCTGGGTGTTGGCCCAGAGATCGTAGGGAGCGGAGGTGGCAGCCAAGACTTGTTTTGAATAGGTGTCGACGAGCTTCTGCGCGCTGGCTTGGGAAAGGTTGAGTTCTTTGAACACGGTTTGGGCCTCGGTGAGGGCCTTGTCATCGAATTTGAAACCATCGGGGAGGGTGAAGTCGGTGTATTTGTCGGGTGCACCGGTGGTGATCTCAGGCTTGGGCGCTTCGCCTTCCTTGGCCTTTCCCTTACCCTCACCTTCCGCTTCCGCTTCACCTGTCTTCGCTCCGGTGAGGAAGGATGTGCCAGCTGAGTCAGTTGGGGTCGGGTTCTCGGGCTTGGGGGTTATAGTCGTAGTCGGCTTCGGTGATTGATCCTTCAACGTCCCGTCCAAGGTCCTCGCTTCCTGAGTGTTCCCCGCTGGAACTTCGGTTGTTATCGTCACGTCGGTCATTGGCTAGGTTCCTGGTTTGGGCTTCTTGGGCCATTAGTTGGTAGTCTTGCGGGCAGGCGGTCATGATATCGGCGAGGAGTTGGAGGCCGAAATTGTGTTCGCCGAGGTTGAATGTGGTTTGGTCGGGTTGGCCTCCGATGAAGGGGGTGGAGAAGATGTGGCAACGCTCCAGAAGCTCCCACATCCACTCTCGGCCAAATCGGTCAGCCATAATGTGGCGGGTATAATTATGCCTTTGGGCCTCGCGCTGTTTGGCTTGCTTCTCTCGGCGCTTGATTGCTTTGCGGTCAGTTGCATCGAAGGTCACTCCACAGTCCTTCCGCTTCCGCTTCCTGACTCATCAACGTCGGGCGTGGCCCAAGATTTGGTGACGAGGGTGCAGCCTTGAGCTTTGAGGGCTTCGGCAAGCCATTCTTCGAGTTGCGGGATTGGGAGGAATGGCGGTGCGTGGATGTCGACGTTGCGGCCGGAGATGGAAAGGGTGGCTTTGTGCTGAACGCGGGGAGGGGCGATCATTGGGTCAACATCTTCTGCATGAGGTTTTGGCCGCCGCCGACGTCGATTTGGGATGCATTGGCACCGGCTTTGGAGAGGGTCTCGGCGGTTTGGAGTTGCTGTTGTTGGGCAGCTTGCTGAGCGCGCTGTTGGCGGATGAAGGCGACGGCTTGGGGAGAGCGGATCATTCGCGGATCGTTGTTGAGTAGATTGGCGTAGATGTCGAGGGCCATGTCGAAATCGATGTTGTCGATGAGGGAAGGGTCAAGGCCGCCAAGTTGGCCAGCGATTTGGAGAACGCGCTCGATGGACCCAGCTTGGGCCGCGCGCTGGGATAGGGCTAGCATGGAGACGTATTCGATATTGACGAAGGCGCCAGCGGCCTCGGGAGGAGGGGGTGGGAGGATGTTGGCGCGAAGCATGATGCCCCAGACGCGATCGACGACTGGCGCGAGGACTTCTGTTTGGAGACGCTCGATGACCGGGGTTAGCATCATGAGGGATTCGGATTTCCGCATGTCCCATTCGACAGCGGTGATGTTGGAGCGGGTTTCGAATTGGCTGGCGACTTGGAAGAGGGAATTGAAGAAGATGTCTTTGATCCGTTGCCGGACTTCGGTCATGTCTTCGGAGATCGCCGCGATGTCCGGGCGCCAGTTGCCGTAGATGGGTTTCATGCCATCTTTGCCGGAAGACATCATGCCTTGGAGGAAGGTAATGCCACCAGGGAGGAGGGATGCGGGTTGGTTTTTGAGCTGAGCGTCGGCGACGAGTGGTGGGTTGATGCCTTTGTCGATGCCTTGGGCTTTACGGCGGGTTTCTTGTTGGAGTTGTTTGATGTCCGGTAATGCGTCCATGCCAGGACTTCTGCCGTAGGGATCGTTAGCAACCAAGTCCCATCGACCAATGATCGCAGCCCTTTCATTGAAGCCTCTCTTGCGCAAGAATCCACGGGCTGAAGTCCCGCCTTGAGGATTCGTTGCACCACCCCACTCCCAGTAAGTCTCACGATAGGCGAAGTGGTCTGGGATGCCGTAGCGCTTCGCGTCGGTGTTGGGTTCGATTGCATGGGCGATGATTACCTCGCGGGTTAGGTTGGCACCGTCTTGGAGATCGTAGAACTGTCGGATTTGCGGGGATGTGTTTTCATAGCCGAATTCATCAACGGTTTGGCCAACAGTGTAGGTGAATTCACGGTAGAAGATGACTGGGCGGTATTTGCCATCGATGTCGACGTAGTATTCGCCGAAGGCTGGGTTGATGCAGTTGACGACGTTGTCAAAGTCTTCGTAGACGAGGGTAACCGCGGTGCCGAAGACAACGAGGTCGAAGTAGAAGATCGCCATCGCGGTGTAGAAGTTGGATTCTGCGAGGACGAGGTACATGAGGCGTTCGCATTCAGCCAACCACAAGCTTGTAGGGGAAGTCTGCGTAGAGTCTAAACGCCCGATTTTCAATTTGAACCATGGTCTCGTAGGGGACGATATACCACTCATCATCCCC